ATGGTCAAGACTTCGGTGCTAGGCAAACTCTGAATAAAGCGAAAGCTTTGCTCTTTGATATGGCTGATGGTGATATGACATTCAAGTCCTGAAAGGAAACAAAATGCGTTTGATCACAAAGAAAAAGGGCATCGAAATATGGGCTCAGTTTGACCAATCTGCACAGGTTTATGAGTTGTTCTTTGACAACGAAGGACAGACATACACTGGATGGGCTGTAGATTCCATCAAAGATGCACTGGTTGCATCAACTTATATTATCCAAGAACAACTTTCCTGAAAGGAAACAAAATGAAAGTACGAATGAGAGATGACTTGGCAGAGGATGGCTTAGCCATTCCTGCATCTAGAACATTCAAAGACTATGACACTCAGGTTGATGTTGTCTATGTCAATGCAGAGGAGCTGGTAGGTGCTGTCATTGGTAATGACAGTGCTGACCCTGATGACCATGCCTTTTGTTATGTTCAATTAAAAGATGGCAGGGCTTTGTATTTTTTGAGTGTTGACCTAGATTTTGAGGAAACAAAATGATACGTAAGTTTAATGTGAAAGAGAATGTGGTTGACTATGTTGTCTTAAAAGACAATGGCAAACCATTTGGGCAAATTGTGTACACCTACACTGCTCCTACCCATTGGGGCAGCGATGGTATATGTAAGGTAGTCGAAGACTATCGCTTTGACACTGTGCCAACCACAAGGTTGCACTGGTCAGCAGGTGGTGTGAACAAGGATGTCACTGACATTGAAATTGCTTACACCATGAGCAAAGCATTTGAGCTTGCTCAACAGAGGTTGATTGCCATTGCTGAAGACTTCGGTCAGAGCATGGAATATCGCATCAGCAACAACGAAGTTCCAAAGGAAACAACATGAGCACAGTGATAGCAAACATCGAAGATGATAACAACCTAAACTATTCCTACCAATTGTGTATGGAAGATGATGGTACGTACTACCTATGGAGAAGCTCAGGCTTCTTGAATGGTAGGGTTGTGTTCAAGGATGTCGAAGACATCAAGGATGCCCTGCGTTTGATGATGGACTATGTGTTTGAATATGAGGGAGTGATAGCATGAAAACATTCACCATCATTGTTTACAATGACCCATCCCATGCATGGGGTAAAGTGAAACGTAAAGTGCTGGAAAACTTAGGTGTTGCCCAAGAGATATCAAGCTACAGCTACCAGTACAAAGACAACGTGTATCTAGAAGAGGATGCTGACTTGTCATTGGTGTGTCGGCACTTGCTGTTTAATTCCGATGTACAAATTAAATTTGTAGAAAAGCACACCAACAGAGACAGTCGCATTCGTTCTTATGAAAGGTATGTAGCATGACACGTTACCAACTACGTTGGAAGTTTATAAACGATCATGAATGGGTGAAGACCTTTGACTCTGAAGAAGAGGCAATGACTCATGCTCTGATTTTTGGCTTGTACACCCATCCATCTGTTGTGGAAGTGGAGATTAGGGTTTGTCCCTATTTACAATCTGTTGTAAGCACAGATAATTGAAAGCCTCAACACCCCTCCTGAAAGGAAACACATGAACTACACCGACATGATGAAACTCTTTGCCAACAAGGTGAAGCAGTACACACCAACACAATGTAGGTTTGCTCTCAAAGACATTGAAGAATGTCTCTCCATCCACAAGGATGACAGCAACTATGTTGCTAAGCTAAATTGTGAACGTGATGCTCTGTTAGATAAACTTTACCTCTCCTAAAAGGAAACAAAATGATACTCTATTTTTATCGACAAGACATGTATGGCTCATATGCTGAAGCCAATGCAAAGGATGCACTTAGGGAAATCAGTGGACTCACCACTGAATATCGTAGTCTTTATGACGTAGGTGGTGACTTGGCTGACACACTGGAAGCCATCCATAAAACATCGAAGATGATGGATGAAAAGTCTGTCATTCGGTACGTGCTGTTAGATGATGATGGCACATTCTTAGACGCTTGTTAAGGGGAACAACATGAAATATCAAGTCCACTATGTACGTATTGAGCATCAGGTCTACCTCATTGAGGTAGAAGCCGACAGCAAGGACGAAGCTGCGGAAAAAGCAGAGGAATTGTTTTGCGATGGTGACTACGACAACTACAAAGTAGTTCATGCAGAAGAGTTTGTTAACCAAGTGGATGAAATATGAACGGACATTACGAAATCAAACCTGTTGATGTAGGCTACATACCTACAGACTTTGGTATCAAAGACAAGAATGACTGTGCCATCAGAGCACTAGCCAATGTGTCCACTATGACATACCCCGAAGCCCATGCAAGGATGACACAATTGGGTAGACGTAAGAACAGAGGCACACCTTGGGCAGCTTTACACACTGCCTATACAGAGGCTGGTGCTAAGGACGTTGCCTACTATGGTAGCAAGATGGTGCGTTTCTCTACCAAGCACAACGTCAAGCACTTTGACAAAGGCTTCACCCTCAAAACCTTTGTGTCTAAAAGACCAAAGGGTAGACACATTGTGCTGATTAAGGGTCATGCCTTGGCAGTGTGCAACGGTGCTGTCATTGATACGTTTGCTAGCAGGGCAGGTAAGCGTGTTATAGCAGTGTATTCTTTTGATTAAGGAGCAGGTTATGTATCAAGTGTTCAACCACAACGACACCTTTCTAGGTGAGTTTGTTACCAAAGAAGAGGCTGAAGCTGAAGCCATGTTTTACATGGAGCAGACAGGCAATGTTGCTTATTATGTGTTTGCGAAGATCACATAAGCCTTTATAACAGGGTATGATTAAACTCTTATCCACAATAAGCTTAGCTTTGTTCATGTCCCCAATGGCACAACCTCCCTTATCCACACACAACGAAGCAGACTTCCGTTGTATGGTAGCAACACTCTACCATGAGGCAAGAGGTGAGGGTGTGCGGGGTATGGAGGCTGTTGCCTCTGTCGTCATGAACAGGGCTAAGCAATCACGTAAGTCTGTGTGCTCAATTGTTTACGAAAGAAAACAATTCTCATGGACACACGTAACAAAGGACAGGCGTATCAAAGGTGACATCATGGACATACTATCCATCACACACAAGGCACTGAGTGGTGTGCTTGTGGATGTAACTGACGGTGCTACGTTCTATCATGCCACCTATGTGAAGCCCTTTTGGGCGAAGCACAAGGTGCTGACAGTGCAGATTAACAACCACATTTTCTATAAGGATAAGCATGAGTGATGTGCCATATGAAGAGGGCTTTAAGCGTGGCTATTTAGGACTAGCTTTCGTAGAAAGATATGCTGAGTATAGTAAGGAAGACATCAGTTGTAAGAAAGGCTATGCAAATGGTGTTGCTCAGGCAAAGCTTGAGCTTGACAAGTGGAATGGCTTTGTAGATAATATGAAACGTGAAAGGCAGACAGCATGATTAGTGAAATTGATATCAACGATTGGGACAAGCAAGATCCCATCCCTCTGTACAGTGTGCCAAACAAGAGCTATGTACAAGTGGGTGATGAGACACTGTTCTTTGATCACATTGATGGCATGTATAGCTTCTGTATGAATGCAGCCAACGAAGTTGTACACATAGCAGCATTTACTGTCGTTGTTCCACTTAAACGAAAGGATGTATGAAGTATTTTGAAAAGCGTTTCAAGCTTTTTGGTAGGGCATACCTACTGCGAAAGCGTGTCTATAAGACTAGACCCATTGAACTCATCCGTGGTGACTGTTTCAATGCACTGCACATGGGTAAGCTCACTCTCTTGTGGGCAAGAGACAACTCAGTAAGACCAATCCCGACAAGTTTTGTCAGGTAATTTCAACAGGGGTTTGACAGCCCCTTTCTAACATGGCTATAATTTGTAGCCACAACAGCATCAGTTGTTGTTCACCCCTCACTTCCCCCAACCGTTCATAAAAGGAGCATCCACATGAACACAATCCCCTCCCTCCCCGCTGACTTAGACTTCCAACCCATCCGTGAACAAGCAACCCGCAATGGTATGCCTGTTGAAGGACGCTTTTGGGTGGTCAATCCATTGAATGACTCTGTCATTGGTGATGGTAAGCGTGTCCACAATCCACAGAACTACCGCACCATGTGGGATAGCTTGTGGCAAGGCTTGTCAGAGTCTGTGCTTGACCTGTCCACAGTGGAAGTGAAGGCACGTAGCATTGACAATGGTGCTGCCATGCGAGCAGAAATTATTCTGCCCAACCATGACTTCACTGGTCAGCTTGGCGAAGCTGCCAAGATGAAGATTGTTATTAGCGACAGCCATGACCAGTCTGTGAAGCGCAGTGTGCAAGCAATGATCTTGCGTTTGGCTTGCTTGAATGGCATGATTGCAGTGCGAGAGAACATTGGCTTCTCACAGAAGCACACTACATTCAGTGACCCACAGATGATTGGTCAAGTGGCTAGCAACTGGATACCACAACTTGAGAATGAGGTTGACCTCATGAAGCAGATGACTGTGGTGAAGGTGGATGTAGACACTGCTGTGCATTTCTACCGTGAACATGTCACAAAATACCGCACCTCAACAGGCTGGAAGTTCAATGAGAAAATGCTGGAGCGTGTCATGCAGATACACAACAGCTATGACATGGGACACAATGCCTACCGTGTTTACAACACTCTCACTCACATCTCTACCCATGTGGAGACAAGCCGTGAAGGTGCTGATGTAGGACGTAAGCAACTGCGTATTGAGCAAGACATTGATGCTGTGCTCAAGGGTGCATTCAACGATCTGCTTTTACAAGCAGCTTAATCAACAAGAGGGGCTTAGTCCCCCTCTCTTTAGGTAACACATGGAAAAAGATAAAGCAATTGGTATGTTCATGGGACTGTTCGTTGGCGATGCATTGGGAGCGCCATTGGAATTCATGCGTCCTCATGAGTTTGATAAAGTGACAGACATGATTGGTGGTGGTGTTCACTCTGCTGAGATAGGCGAGTGGACAGACGATGGTGCTATGGCAATGTGCATTGCAGATGCATATGCTACAAGAGGTAAGTTTGCTCCGCAAGAAATTGCACTTAACTTCAAGACATGGGCAAAGACAGGACACTTCGGCACAAGGGATTATCGGTTTGACATTGGACGCACTTGTTATGAAGCCATTGGAAGCATGACAACAGAGCAACCATATCAGGGCAGGACAGATGGTAGAGCAAGTGGCAATGGCTCCATCATGCGTATTGCTCCTGTTGTATTAGCCAACCACAACAAACCCAACATTGGTCTTGGCGAAGCCATTGCTGTGTCTCTCATGACACATGGTAACACTGACACCGTCCATTACATGGCAGCTTTTGTGGCTGAGCTGTATGCTGGTAAGCAGCTTGATGAGTTTACTCATTTGATAGATGATGAGTATGACATTCGCAAAGGCAAAGGTTCTATTATGCATGCATACAATGCAGCATGGGAATGTGTCGATGTCACCTTTAGCTTCCAAGATGCACTGATCAGGGCAGTTAACAAAGGCTATGACGCTGACACCGTAGGTGCAGTGACAGGTATGCTAGCTGGTAGACACTATGGATACAGTGCTATACCAAAGCGTTGGCTTAACAAGCTGATGAAGCATGACGAACTATTGCAGATGGCAGAAACACTTTATGAAATGGGTGGGCAATGAATTTCAAAGACGACAAAGGCATTGAGTGGAAGCCATTTGTTGCTGGTTACATCACTGATGAAGGGCTTCGTACTTGCATTGTCTATGCCATATCAGCAGAGCATGCTGAGCTTGTCATAGAAGACTTACGTAGGACAGCAAGGCTTGTTGGCTACATTGGAGAGAAACAAGAATGAGCATGCCTCGCTATGTCATGCGCTTTAAAGTGGCAGGTAAGACCAAGTGGAGGTACAACCCACCACAAGATGCCATTGATGCTGGTGTTGTCAAGCGTATGGAACTTGGTAGCACCTATCAAACAGCTTATGCTATGGCTGAAGAGCAGAACAAAATATTGGATGGGTGGAGACAAGAGCGAAAGCATTTGAAAAATCTATCCACTAATGCGAAGCTTAGTGAAGTGATCAAGAGCTATGAAAATAGCTTGAGCTTTGCTAAGCTTGCTCCTCAAACAAGACAAGACTATCTTTATTATCTGAAGATGTGGTATCAAAGCAGGATAGGTGGTGTTCCATTGTTGTGGGCTAAGCTTGAAGACATACAGACACCCATGTGTCAGCGTGTCTATGAAGAGCATGCTGCTCACAGTGTTAGCTTAGCTAACCACACCTTAGCTGTCTATCGTTTGTTATTTAACTATGCCATAAGACAAGGCTACACCAACTACAATCCATTCAGCAAGGTACAGAGAAGGATTGAGAAGGCACGTAAAATTGTTTGGACAAGGGAAGATGTCAAAGCATTCCTTGATGTGGCTTACAGCCAGTTTAAATGGCGTAATGTAGGGCTGATTGTGCAGATGGCATACGAATGGGGACAGCGTATGGGAGACATGCGTATGTTGAAGTGGGTAGATTACAACATGGAGACAGGTGTTCTAACCCTTGAGCAGAGCAAACGTAGAGCACGTATCACTTTACCTACATCTGAGGGACTGCAAGCAATGCTTAAGCAGCAACATGAAGAGTATGGATGGCAACAATATGTTGCACCAAGTAATATGTCAGATAGAAATGGTGGGCTTGTTCCTTACTCACTAGAAAACTTATCAAGAGTTGGTGATGTAATAAAAACTGAAGCAAATATATCTGAGGATATAAAGCTTATGGATCTACGTAGGACAGCAGTGACTGAGATGATTGAGGCAGAAGTACCACTGCCTAACATCATGGCTATGACGGGGCATGCCACTCCCCAAAGTGTTGCACCATACTTGAAGCATACGCTGAAGGGTGCTACAGTGGCAGCAAGGATGAGGGGATTTGTATGATTGAATCTATGATGACTTTCCTAGCACTGAGTGCATTAGGGGCTTTTGTTGGTGGTGTTGTATTTGTAGCTGTTGTTATGTTCTTGGAGAACCTAGATGACTAGAGAAGAAATTGAAGCAGTTGTTATTGATGAGCTTAAGTTTTTAATTAAGTGGGAACAACGCTTGTTAGATGAAGACAGTAAAGACAAAGAGTTGCTTGCTGCTTTGCAGCTTGTGCTTAAACAATATGAGGTGAAAGCATGAGTGCTTGGCTCATAGCAATTATTGGTGTTGTCTATTTAGTGGTGGCTGTAGATTTGCTATTGAAGGGCAACATGGGGTTGGGTATAGCCTTTGTTGGTTATAGCTTAGGTAATGTTGGTTTATATTTAGCAGCGAAGGGGCAAGTATGAAAGAGCATTTTTGTTCTGTCGAGAAAGCATGGATTGCATACGAAGATAAATGTAATTGGTGTGATGAAAGTGAGGGAAGGATGAGTGAAATTAAAGTTGGTGATGTTGTGCAGGTCAGCCCTGACTATGAAATGTTTGGTGCTTGCATGGTTGTAGTTACAGAAGTGAAAGACTGGGGCATTCAAGGGTATGTTCAATCTGCTGGTGTTGAGGGGCAGCAGTATATCCGCTTGAAGTTTGGTGAGATTGAAGCCACTGGTGGTAGGGCTGTGTGGGCAGTGGGAGGAGCAGAATGACATACGCATTCCCACACAACACAGTTGTTGTAGATAAAGAAGGCGGTGTCATTGAACACCACAAAGGCATGGAGCTGCGTGACTATTTTGCTGCCAAGGCTATGGACACTGTTAATATGAATAACTATTCAAACCTTAGTCGGGAAACTCGTGAGCAATACATCGCTAAGTTTGCTTACCGAATGGCAGACGCAATGATGAAAGCGAGGGAAGCATGACTGAATACAAATTTCAAATTCAACCTGAACAATCTGAATGGCAGTGCTATATGTTTGGCAACAGACCCAACAGTGTGGGCATTGTGTATCGCCCATCAAAAGGCAAGGTTCCAAATTTGTTTGTGCGCTGGATGATGCGTATCTGTTTTGATTGCTTGTGGGTGAAGGATAAAACATGACACAGGATGAAACCATGCAAATGGCTAGACAAGTTCGTTTTGGAACAACTTTGACACATGATGGAGAAATTGGACATTTTATTAACGGGTCAAACTATTTAGAAGAACTTGAAGCCTTTGCCAAACTGGTAGCCGACAAAGAACGTGAAGCCGCAATCAAAATCATCAAAGAAACACCATTTAGCAACTGGTTTTCAGATGATGTGATTGAAGCCATCAGAGCAAGGGGACAAGCATGATTGAAGTATTGAAACAAATGGTAGAGGCGTTGGAAACGGCATGGACATACGATGAAGACAACGCTGATGGCTATTACTTTGAAGCCATCCAAGCAGGTAAGCAAGCCATAAGCGAGCTGGAACAGCGAAGCATTGCAGAGGTGGAAAGCCAAGAGCCTGTGGCGTGGTGCATTTGGTTTTGCGGTGGAATTGTTGGTTTTTTTGACAAACAAGACGAAGCCATTGAAGAATTTCGACAACGGAATCAAGAATACCCAGATGAATCCCGCAAACTCGTACCTCTCTACACCGCCCCACCACAGCGCACATGGGTAGGGCTGACGGATGAGGAAGCGCAATGGCTTTATGACAACTGCCGAACACCTAGTAATTTGATTGATATGGTGGAAGCCAAACTCAAGGAGAAGAACACATGATTGAAAAGATACGTACACTCTTTGGAAAGATGCGTGGTGTCTATGGAAGAAAACAAACTATAATGGTAGAGAGTATTGCTTGGCGTTGTCGCAAATGCTCAACAGTATTTCTTGACGAAGAAGAAGCTAAGCAGCACCCATGTAAAGGAAAACCAAATGCAGTTTCATAAACTTGAAGATCTCATCATGCAAGCATGGAGCACATCAGAAGACCTTGATCTTTTGTTGTGGGCAATGATGGACAGACCAACACCTATGACAGAGGATGAACAAGCCAATATGATTATTGGCATCACAGCATTACACAACAGTAGGATGCACAAGCTTTTAGAAACTTACACTGCTGTGTTAAGAACAAACGATATCAATTACAAAGGAGTGGAGTGGGAACTAAATTTATAAAAACACATCAACCTTGTCACACTTGTGGTAGCTCAGATGGGCTATCAATAAATGATGACATGTCAACCAAGTGCTTTGTATGTAATACATTCACGCCATCAACCATAGCCTCAGAGGAAACACACACAATGCTTGCAGAAGAAACAGAAGTGAAGGACATATCTTTTCTTAAACAATATAGAGAAGGTGTATCAGTGTCTGTCTCTGACAGACGTATTACCAAAGCAACAATGGATAAGTATGGTGTTGTTAAGTGTGACAACAATTTATATTTCCCTTATCACGATAAGGATAATCAGCTTGTGGCTGCAAAAGTTAGAAGCACAAAAGAAAAATCTTTCTCCACTGCTGGTGCGTGGGCTAAGGGTACATTGTTTGGGCAACACCTGTTCCCCATTGGTGGACGCTACCTCACAATAGTGGAAGGTGAGTTTGATGCACTGGCTGCATACCAAATGACAGGGTCTAAGTATCCTGTTGTGTCTATACGTAATGGCGCTGGCTCTGCATTGAAAGATTGCAAGCAACATTATGAATACATCAACAGCTTTGAAAACATCATAGTATGTTTCGATGGTGATGAGCATGGGGTGAAGGCAGCTAAGGAAGTGGCTGAACTTTTTGGTAGCAAGTGCAAAATATTTAAGCCCTTGCCTGATTACAAGGACGCATGTGATTGGCTCTCTGAAAGCAAAGAAGCTGCCTTTGTAGACAGATGGTGGAGGGCTGAGCAATTTGTACCAGATGGTATTGTCTCTGGCTCTACACTATGGGATGAAATGTCTAAGCCTCTGGCTCCAGCAGATTGCTTCTATCCTTGGCAAGGACTGAATGAACTTACCTATGGTATGCGCTTTGGTGAGCTAGTAACTATCACTGCTGGTAGTGGATTGGGTAAGAGCCAAGTGCTGCGAGAAATTGTGTGGCACATTGTGCAGAAGACAGAGGACAACATTGGTCTTATGTTCTTGGAAGAGAGCATTCGTAAGACAGGCTTATCCATCATGTCTCTTGCAGCTAATGTTCCATTGCACTTGCCTGATCATGAAGTTGGTGAGGAAGAACGTAAGAGAGCTTTCGATAATACGTTAGGAACAGGCAGATTGTTTTTGTTTGACCACTTCGGAAGCACATCAACAGATAACATTATCAATCGTGTTCGTTACATGGCTAAAGGACTTAGCTGTAAGTACATCTTCCTTGATCACGTATCCATCATTGTGTCTGCACAAGAGAGTGGTGATGAACGTAAAGCCATTGATGAAATCATGACCAAGCTTCGTATGCTTGTACAAGAAACGAATGTAGCTCTTGTTATTGTCAGCCACTTGAAGCGTCCCTCTGATAAGGGACATGAAGAAGGTGCTGTCACTTCATTGGCACAGCTTAGAGGCAGTGGTTCCATTGCTCAGCTTAGTGATATGGTGATTGGTCTTGAACGTAATGGTCAAGCAGAAGACATGAGAGTTCGTAACACTACAAAAGTGCGGGTACTTAAATCAAGGCATAGTGGACAGACAGGGCCAGCGTGTAATCTTCTATATAACAGAGAAACAGGTCGGATGTTTGAAATAGAAGATGAACCTGAGGTGGATCTCCTATAAAACAGAGTTTGCTATTTATGTTTTTAAGTGCTATAACTTAGATCTCTAAGGAGATCACATGAGAACTAAAGAGCAAGCTCAACAATACAATCAAACATACTATCAAAAAAATAAAGAGAAATTTAAAAAAGATGCATTAAAGTATTATGAAAACAACAAAGAAAAAGTTCTTGCTGTTGTTCATAAATACAGAGATGAAAACAAAGAGATTATCCATGAGAAAGGTAAGCAATATTACAGGCGAAACCTAAAGAATCGTTTATTAAATGCAGCAAGGGCACGATCTAAAAAATCAGGACTTGCTTTTGATATTTCTATAGATGATTTTGACATCCCTGAATTTTGCCCCTTGTTAAACATACCTTTATTTGTTGCAGAAGGAAGAAAAGCTGTTAAGTCAAACTCCGCTAGTCTTGATAGAATAGACCCAACTAAAGGATATGTGAAAGGAAATGTCTGGATAATTTCTTTTAAAGCGAACACCATGAAAAGCAATTCAACACTTGAAGAGTTTCTTTTGATGGCTAAAAATTGGAAACGATTACGTTGAAGAAGGAGATTTGTTATGATAAAGCCAGTGGTTTGTTTCTCAGGTGATCCCTATTTCTATTCCATAGAGACAGCAGAGGGAGCAGTGGTGGAGGTGGCTGCTGTCTATGCCGTCAACCATCCTAAACTTGGAAGAGGTAGGGTTAGAACAAGTGTTGTGGTTAAGAAGAACCACGATGGCAGCTTTGAAACACTGAACACAATCTACGTTCCTCATGATCTATCTTGACATAGAAACAAACACAAGCCATGACACCATCTGGCTTTGTGTAACTATGCAAGACGGTGTGCTTACACACTGGAGAAATCCTGAAGGGCTGCTTGAATATTTGGGTGATGACGAAGTGTGTGGACACAACATCATTGGCTTTGATGCACCAGTGTTACAGAAGGTGTGGGGCATAGTGATACAACCAAGCAAGCTGGTTGATACACTTGTTATGTCTAGACTATACAAGCCTGACATTGAAATGGTTTGTATTGAAGGACAGAGAGCACCATCATTGCACAGCCTTGAAGCATGGGGTATTCGTTTGGGTGAACACAAGATTGGTTTCACAGACTTTGATGGTGGATGGTCTGAAGAGATGGCTCAGTATTGTGAGCAAGATGTGTTGTTGCTTAGAAGACTACACAATCATCTAGTCACAGTGATGGCTGATGAAGGCTTCAGTGCTAAGAGCATACAACTTGAACATGAAGTAGCCATTGTCTGTAAGAAGATGGAGGACACAGGCTTCATGCTTGATGAGCGCAAGGCTATGCTATTACAAGCTGAGCTTAGTGGACGCATGGCTAACATTGAAGGACGGATGCAAGAAGTGTTTAAGCCTATTGTTGAACAACGCTGGTCTGATAAAACAGGTAAGCAATTGAAAGACAAAACTACCATCTTTAATCCGGGCAGTAGGCAGCAAATAGCTGAGCGTTTACAGGGCTTAGGTATTGTGTTCAATAAGAAGACAGAGAAGGGTAACATCATTGTGGATGAGGCAGTGCTTGAGGGCATTGATCTTCCTGAAGCAAAGCTTGTTGCTGAATATCTTATGCTACAGAAACGTGCAGCACAGATTAGTAGTTGGCTTGAGCTTGTACAACCTGATGGCAGGGTGCATGGTAGGGTGATTACCAACGGTGCAGTGACAGGTAGGTGTACACACAGTAGTCCTAACATGGCACAGGTTCCAGCCGTAGGTAATCCTTATGGTGCTGAGTGCAGAGAGATGTGGACTGTGCCTAAAGGAAAGGTGCAGGTGGGTGTGGACTTGAGTGGTATTGAGCTGCGCTGCCTAGCCCACTACATGCGTGATCTAGAGTGGCAAGAAGAACTCTTGAAGGGTGACATACATTGGAAGAACTGCCAAGCTTTTGGGCTTGTTCCTAAAGGCACAGTGAAAGACGATGGTAATAGTGAGCACAAGAAGTTTCGTAATCAAACGAAGACCATGACATATGCAATGTTGTATGGTGCTGGTGCTGCTAAGATTGGAATCACTGCTGGTGTGTCTCCAACAAAGGGTAAGAAACTTATTGAAAACTTTCTTGAGAATACTCCAGCTTTAAAGAAGCTGAAGGACAAGATAAATAAGATAGGCAGTAATGGAAAGTTGCCCGGCCTTGATGGTAGAATATTGTGGATAAGATCACAGCATGCTGCCTTAAACACTTTGCTTCAATGCGCTGGTGCAGTGGTGGCTAAGCAATGGCTTATAGAATCTACGAAGGCTTTGAATGAAGCTAACATAGATGCAAAGCTGGTAGCTTTTGTACATGATGAAACACAATGGGAAGTAGATGTATCTCAGGCACAACAAGCTGTAGATATAATAGAAAAAGCTGCAACAAAAGCAGGAGAAGTGTTACAATTTAGGTGTCCGGTTGATGCTGAAGGAAAGATTGGCAACAACTGGCGTGATTGCCACTGACGTTACTGGTGGGTTTTGATAAAGGAAATTGAAATGACTGACGAAAAAAAGAAGTTGAAGATTAAGTGCGACATTTATTGGGCGCAATTGAACAAGATGAATGAGATGAGCGGTGCTTATCAAGTTAACTTGTGTAACTTGTCTGATGCAGCAGCAGAAGCATTGGAAGAAATGGGTTTGTCTGTTAATCAAGACAGTGAGAAGAAGGCTGACATGGGTAAGTACATTACCTGTAAGTCTAAAAACAAACCAATGAAAGCATTCGATGTTGATGGTGATGAAATCACTGAAGACATTGGCAATGGTAGCAAGGCTAAGGCTTTGGTTGGTACATACTCTTGGACATACAAAACTAAAAAAGGTATTAGTCCATCTTTGATTAAGTTGGTTATCACTGACTTGGTTGAATATGAAGGTGGCGGTGGTATCTCTGCCGATGATGAAGACGTTCTTTAAAGGAAAACAAAATGCAAATTAAACTTGACCTCCACATTGAAACTGTTAATGCTGCTTTAACAGGATTGGGTAAACTCCCCTTTGAGTTTTCTGCCCAACATATCACTGTTATCCAACAGCAAGCTGCTCCTCAAGTTGAGGCTGCTCAGCAAGAAGCTAAAGCTAAAGAAGCACAGCTTCCTTTGTTCTCCGAGCAAACTGCTGACTAATGATAGCTTTAGTTGATGCCGATATCATAGGATATCGCATCGCTTTTGCATGTAAGGATGAAAGCATAACCACTGCTAAGTTTACTCTTAACAGTTACATTGCTGACATCCTTATGTGTGGTGTAGATAACACCTTTGATGGTTGCTATGTAAGCCAGTGGAAACTCTTTCTCACAGGAAAGAATAACTTCAGGAATAACATAGCAACCACTGCCGTTTATAAAGGCAACAGAACAGCGCCTAAACCAGAGCATCTCCCTGCCCTACGCCAGCACATGGTAAAGGAGTGGGGTGCTGTCGTTATTGAAGGACAAGAAGCAGATGATGCTATAGCTATTGAAGCAACTCTTCTTAAAGAAGAATGTGTGATAGCTTCTGTGGACAAAGACTTAGATCAGATAGCAGGCTGGCATTACAACTTTGTTAAGAAGATTGGATATCATGTTACCCATGAGGCAGGCATGCATTCTTTTTACAAACAAATATTGACAGGTGATGCTGCTGATAATATCATTGGACTACGTGGCATTGGCCCTGCTAAAGCAGAGACGCTTTTATCTGAGACAACATCTGAAGAAGATATGTATGCTGCTTGTGTTCTTGCTTATGATGGAAACGAAGCAAGAGTTTTAGAAAACGCTAGACTGCTTTGGCTTCGTAGATACGAAGGGCAGGAATGGCAACCACCAATGAAAGAAGAACATGGAAAATAAATCAGACCTAAGACCCAATGACGTAGCTGTTATTCTTCGTCCCACTTTAGATGATGGTGAGTGGGCGGGTGGATTTGATGTGTTGGTTAGTGGCTTTGGCCCTATCACTATCACTAAAGAAAACATGGACGACATGATTGGAATGGGTGTTCTTCTTGCGTCCGTCATACCTTTTATGGAAGAGCATGAAGAAATTGCTAAACAAGTTATGGAATACTGTAGTAAATTTTATGGTGATGTTGGTGAGTTTGAATACGACCCCAACCACGATAGTTTTGGGGATGGTGTTGTCTTAACAGAGACAACTAAAACTGTAGGTGGAAAGCATTAATATGAACATCGAAGAAACTTTAGATAGAAGAGCTAGACATTATGGAGAATTTGTGAACATTGCTGCCACTGCCCAAGATTTAAAGGCTGTCCTGAAATATGGAGTTAACTATCATCTGTTAGAACCTGATATGGCAGAAGCTTTGGATATGATTGCTCACAAAATGTCACGCCTTGTTAACGGAGATTGTTATCATCGTGATAGTTGGCATGACATTATGGGATATGCCAAGCTAATTGATGTACGTTTGGAGGCTATGGAATGATTAAGATAAATGTATCAGTCACTGTGTTTATAGACCCTGAAGATTTACCCTCCATCTATTTAGATGAAGTTTCTTTAACTGAATATGTTGAAGAGGTAGTCACTGATGGTCTAGAAACATTGTATCCAAGAGAGATTACTTTCAATCATATAGACATTGAAGGTCTAACGTGATACAAGATAGTTCAATTGAATTAAGACCAGTGGCTAATGGCTATGTTGTTTTCTACACAGAAATAAAAAATAATGTAGAGGTATGTGCTGAGTTTGTTGCTGTGTCTCTTGATGAAGCGTTGAGCATTGCTCATGATCTCTTCTCACAGGAAGAGTCTTCTGCTAATATGTCTAACATCCTTGACGAAACTATCCCCAAAGAATAGAAACAGTGGTCAGTGGACTGACGCTAGATTCAGAAGCTTCATTACGTCTGCTTTAAGAGCAGCGTCACGTAAGTGGCCTCCGAAATATACAGCTCTTAAGGCTGCATTGATTGGTAGGAAGACTAACAAGAAGACAGGACTAATGGCACAGCATTATAAGTGTGCTATGTGTAAGGAAGAGTTTGTTGCTGGAGATGTACAGGTAGATCATATACATCCAGTGGTTGACCCCCGTGTGGGGTTTATCAGTTGGGATGTGTATATTGATAGAATGTTTTGTGAGTTGCCTGAGTTGCAGGTGTTATGTAAACCTTGTCACAAAATAAAAACTGACAAGGAAAAAACTGAAAGGAAGAAAAGTGAAAATTGAACTGACACAGTATCAAGAAAATCCAGACGGAAGCGCAGACTTCCATGTTGATATGGATAAAGAAGCTTCACATAGTTTGCTTAACTATGGCTTGTTGAAGATGCTCACTGAAGCTGTTGAGGCAGGTAAGTTGTACAGCCCTGAGTTTAACAAAGAAGAAGAAGAAGCTGACCCCAACTATTACTACGATGAGGAAGAGGGTGTTGAGTGGTACTTTGTTGAAGAAGAAGATACTTGGTATTACTATGATGAGGAAGAAGAAGATTGGGTTGCTGAGGAAGAAGAGACATATGCATACACAGATCCAGAAGCAGCAAGTGATAAGCATGTGTGGGTGTCCCTCACTACAGAACAACTTGATGAAATCATTGTTGAGGAATTGAAGAATACCTACAGAAACACTTACACATTTACATGGTCTATGCAAGAAGACATGGATAACAACCTTGCTGTACGTGAAGCATGTAAAACTCTTCTCAATTACTACATGGTTTCTAAAGATGCAGAAATGTTCTTTTTAATTGTAGATGGATACTATGGCAGTTAAGCTTATTTGGTCAACACCAAATGGGGAGGAACTCGTTGCTTATATGGCACGGGTTTCTAACCCTGACAATCAAGACAACAAGGAAACAGCGCCCAAGCTTCTTAAGTATTTAATGAAGCACAAGCATTGGAGTCCTTTTGAAATGGTGAATATCTGCATGGAAATTGAAACCACCAGAGACATCGCTAGACAAATCTTGAGGCACAGAAGCTTCAGCTTCCAAGAATTTAGCCAACGCTATGCTGAGGTGGTTGATTGGGAACGAGGAGAAGTTAGGCTTCAAGACAATAAGAACAGACAGAACAGCTTGCCTACACAGGACAGAGAGCTTCAGCGGTGGTGGGAAGAACAACAAACAGCCGTATGGAAGCTAGCTACTAATGCATATAAGGTTGCTCTGTCTGAAGGAGTTGCTAAGGAGGTGGCTAGGAAAGTGTTGCCTGAGGGTTTGACCATGTCTCGCATGTATATGAATGGTACGCTGCGTAGTTGGTTGCATTATGTAGACATTCGTTGTGATGAGTCTACTCAAAAAGAACACAGGGAAATAGCAGAGCAATGTAAAGTTGTGCTATCATCTTTGTACCCCAACTTATTTGAAAGGTCTTAACATGAGAGAGTATTTACCTACCTCCTCCACTGCTCGGTACAATTTCAGTTACTCTTCAGGAGATGGAAAATCCACTGAGCTTTCTTATTCAGTAGATGAAGATAGTGATTGGATTACTGCTGTGGAATCTTTTCTTTCTTTCGTGGAAATTATTTATGGCTACCCAATCAAAGATCAGGTGCTGTACGATCCAGTGTATGCAGGTATTAGTGTAACTTCTGAAAGGTTAGTGACCACTAACTGGAAACCAAAAAAGAAAAGCCACGAAGAATAAAGTAGTGTATAACTGCATCCCCCTCTAGGAGCAATTCTGCTCCTTTTATTTTCCCTTAACATTCACACACTGGAGTAAAATGAATACTAATGTAATAACCCCTTGGTCTACTGTCGGCTACTTGACCATGAAAAGAACATATGCACGAAGACTTAATGAGACAGATTTAAACAGTAAGACGGAGGAGTTTACAGACGTAGTAGACAGGGTTGTAAGAGCCACTAACGATCAGCTAGGGTGTGACTTCACCGAAGCAGAACAAGAGCGTTTAAGGGACTATCTGTTGGGTTTAAAAGGCATTGTTGCAGGACGTTTCCTGTGGCAATTGGGTACTCCCACTGTCTCTAAACTTGGCTTAGCTAGCCTACAAAACTGTGCATTCACTGTCATTGATAAACCTGTTGAGCCTTTCACATGGGCTATGGACTTGTTGATGTTGGGTAGTGGTGTTGGCTATAACATTCAAAGGAATAATGTTGATAAACTTCCGCTCGTTAATTCTAGATTTGTTCGTCCTACTCGCCTTGATACCGCTGACGCTTCTTTTATTGTGCCAGATAGCCGTGAAGGGTGGGTTAAACTTTTGGGCAAAACACTTAAGGCAGCGTTCTTAAGCGACTCAGAGAATGGCTGCACCTTTACCTACAGCACACAGCTTATTCGTGGTAAGGGAGCACCCATCAAAGGCTTTGGTGGTACAGCTAGTGGCCCTGAAGATTTGTGCAACGGCATCAACAACATCTCTGATGTGTTGGAGAAGCGCAAAGGAAAGCAGCTACGTCCCATTGATTGCTTAGACATTATGAACATCATTGGCTCCATTGTTGTTGCTGGTAATGTACGTAGGTCAGCACAGATTGCTATTGGTGACGCAGACGATGTTGAATATCTGTTAGCTAAACGATGGGACATGGGAAACATTCCATCATGGAGAGCAATGTCAAACAACTCTGTTGTCTGTGATGACATCAGTGATCTTCATGAATTCTTTTGGGATGGCTATGAAGGTAAGGGAGAACCTTATGGACTCATCAACCTGAAGCTGTCACGTAAAGTTGGACGCTTAGGTGAGACAGAATATCCTGATCCTAAAGTGCAGGGCTATAACCCATGTGCTGAGCAAAGCTTGGCTGATAAAGAAACCTGTTGCTTAGCAGAAATCTATCTGCCTAACATTGAAAGTGAAGAAGAGTTTAATGATGTGGCTACATTGCTTTATCGGATTAACAAACACAGTCTTGCTCTGCCTTGCCATCTACCGCAAACAGAGGCCATTGTTCATGAGAACATGCGTATGGGTATTGGCATCACTGGTTTGCTTCAATCCACCGAAGAACAAAAAAGCTGGTTAGCTTTGGCTTATAAGAAGCTGCGTAACTACGATGCTTTCTACAGCCAAAAGCATGGCTTCAATAAGTCTGTGAAGCTCACCACTGTTAAGCCATCAGGCACATTGTCTTTGTTGCCCGGTGT